CTTTTGAATGGTCGTGCCTGCTCCTGCGCCGATGTTGTCAATGCGCTCGGAAAGAGCCTCAATGGACTTCACGATTTCCGACAAGGGTGCTCGTGCGTCAAAGGCGGCTTTGTCAGCCTCAGCCTTTGCAACTGCCATCTCGTTGTTGAAGCGAGCGGCGAAGTTGCCTTCAAGGTCATTGCGGAAGTGTTGCTCCATAGCGGCGGCTTTGTACACTTCGTAAGCGGCTTCAAGGTCAGCCTCACTCACATTGTCGGAGTTGAGGTAACCCTTAGCCATGGAAACAGGGCCGAGAGCACCAGCGGGGGTCTTACCGCCGCTGGAAGTGATGGCGTTGATGGCACCCGTGGAAGGAGAACCGTTCTCCTGTCCTCGGCCACGGACTTGACCAGCGAAGTAGTCAGCGCCGTCCACAGCGTCGGGGTTGTCAAATCCACCAAGTTGAGCCTTTTCAAGTTGGTCAAAGTGGTTTCGTGCGGCCAAGGTGTCCACGCCAGCCGACTTGAGGGTGTTTTCCATCCAACTCAAGTATTCTGCCGAGATAACATCGCTGTATTCGTCGTTGCTCTTTTCCATTTCATCATCCTCTTTCTTGGATTCTTTTTCGTCTTTCTTTTCATCAGCGCCCTCTTTCTTATCGGACATTGCTTCACGGAGTTGAGGTGGAAGTTCACCCTTCTCCATAGCGTCCAATCGTGCTTCAAGGCGTGACATAATGTCGTTCAAATCGCTGTTTTCGTCAGTCATGTTTGTGTCCTCCTTCAAAATGCGAAATTGTGCTTCGGGGTTGATACCCTTTTCACAAATCGTCACCTCGTGCAACTCCATTTTTGAAATCTCTTGGTAGTCGCCTTTTTCCATGTCGGACTTTCGCACTCGCTTGAATGCTTGTCCTCCAATGGAGAATCCACGAAGGTTACCCTTGCGGATTTCAGCGGCCACTTCACGAGCCTTCTCAATGTCGTTGCGGAGTTTAACAACAACGAACATGCCCGTGTCATCCACTTCGGATTTCCACATGCGTCCGTTGGAATCAATGTACGAGTCAATGACTTCGCCAACTTGAATGTTAGAGTGAGCCAACTGCACATTGCGGTACTTTTCGCCCTTCATGAAGCCGTCAAAAGCATCTTTTAGGGCGGAGCGAGTAATGAGGTCGCCTTGCTTGTCAACAAGTTCAACCGATGCGTAGCCAGCAACGACCAAATCGTTACCACTCTTGAGGAGAGTGATACCGTCAGTTGGTCGCTGAACTGCAAGCATTAAACATCCGACTCCCTGTTATGCTATATGAATGGTTCGTTAAGAGCGAGACACCAAAGGCTGGTCATTGTCGTAGTCTATAGAGAGAGTTTCACCCTCATCAGTTTGGACTTGAATGTGGTTCAGTCGCTCGGTTTTCTTCTCCTTTCTTTCATCAGTATTTTTCTTTTCGCCGTCAAAATCCGGTAAGGTGGACTCATCTCGCAGTTGGGTTGGGCCACGAGGCGATTCTTGGGGAGTTCCGACATCAATTCCCAACCCTTTCGGCCCCGTCCAAGTCATCTTCTCTTTGGCAATTTTATCCAAAGCCCGTGTAATCAGTTCCAAAGCCTTCTTGGTTTGGTTGGGCTTTAGCAAGCGATTTTCGTCATCATCGTCAATGATGCCTGCACTGCCTTCTTCCATTTCCTCTTCAGTCGGCTTCTTTGGCATATCCACTTCCACCTTCTTTGCCACATATCCTTTCACCATCAAAGGAGCGACAGAAGACCAAAACGGCATGAGGCTTTCAGCCAGCACCACGGGGTAGTCAGTTTTGGTAATACCACTCATAGCACTCGTAGGAGAGTGAACATACCAAGCATCACCGATTTCTTCCATCTTGTACACTACTGGGCAAAGGTCGCCCAACAGGATTTGAATCTCCGAGTCAAGGATTTGAATATCGTGAGGTACGAGAATTGGAGCGAATGATTTCGTCATGAGGTCAAGGGATTCGGTACTGGCCGCTCCCTCACCTTCCCCTTCGCCCTCCAATTCTTTGACTTGTACATTGTACACGGGGCGGTTACTACGGTTCTTCTTGGAGATACCCGTGATGGATGCACGAACAATGTCACCAACCTTGAACATCTTGCTTTGGTTGTGGGCTGTTCCCACATCCATGTAGTGTTCACCCTTGAACTCCACAGCCCGATTTCCAAGCCCTTCAATCTCAAGGATAGGGCCAGCGCCTAACTGATAGGTGTAGGGGCCAGTCCCTCGTCGGTCAAGAACAATAAAGTTGAAGTCACGACTGTCACGGTACACAATCCACTTTGGGTGGCGGCGTTCTCCACGCATGTAAGTGGACTTGTTGTCACGCAACAAGATGTTATCGTGGTCTTCCTTGAGGTTCTTGACGGCATCGGCCAGCCCCTCGTCATCGGTCATACGAGTGTCGTGAGGGCCGGGAACAATCACATGCTCTTGACTGTCAAACTGAGAGCGAAGGATTTTCAGCCGCTCAAACAATTGCATCTCACCCACATTGTTGTCATCGTAATTGATGATGTCAATGATGTTCAATTCATTTTCACCAAGAATGCCATCCAGCGTGTAGTTCTTGTCATTCATTTTGTCAAGAGCCTCTTTAGTGGCTTTGCGTAATCCTTTCTTTCGCCCATTCTCATCATACGCCGTAATCTCATCATCACTGCGTACAATAATGATGCGCTGTCCATCGTACCATTTGCTCACAACCCACGAGCCGCTAAAGCCACGAAGGTGCTCAAGGTCAGCCAAGTCAAAAATGCGGTGCATGGGGCGAACCGCTGGACTCCACTTTGCATCGTCGCTCTTGGACAACAACACATCGGGGTCAAGCAGGGAGGTAATCAGTTCAGTCATTTCACTGGCCGCAATCGTGGACATGTTTTCACTGGTTACCTCACCCGTTTCCATGTTCATGCTTTGATGGGGGTTACTGGGGTACATTGGTGGAGGAGCATTAGCGTACACAGCGTCCGACACTTCTTTTCCATGCACAAATTGAGTGAGTTCTTCGGGCACACTGTGATACAGCCCCGGCCCCACATTGCTACCGACATGAATGTTACCTTCACTGTCAAACTCAGCACCCAGCGTAGGAGTTAATTCAAACCCATGGTGCCACGCTCCGCTGTCAAAGTTGTCGGTAATCGCCGTATTGACAGGACTCACTGCACCTACGGGACGCTGAGCGAAACCTGCGGTTTCGGAAATGTCTTCACCGGGTGTGAAAATACCTTCTTCATCATCCATCACACGGGGGTCAAAATGCACGATGGTGTCAAGGTTGTTTTTCGTTTTTCGTGTGCTTACGCCTTTGTTTTTACTACCCTTTAAGCCGCTCGCATCGTGAATATCTCCACTAATGCTTCCAATACCCGCAGAAAGCATGGACATTTCAAATTGAGCAGGGTTAAGCATCATAGACATGTAACGAGGAATGGCGTGTGAATGATGTGCTTTCCATTCACTCACCCCACCTGCTTGTTGCTGAAAGTGATTTATGGCTTCATGCTAGCCGTTTTCTCGCGCATGACGGACGAAGCGTTCTTCATCACTCAGTTCCTCTTCGGGCTTGTTCATCAATTCCTCATCACTAAACTGATTGAGGTTGATACCGTCAATGTTGGGGATTTTGCCACTGAGCAGTACATCTTTTACTGTGGATGCAAACAACGGCGTGTTCTTTTCCGATGACAAGTTAATGAGTTCTCTTGCTTTCTCCTTAGCCACATTTGTCTTTTCAACACCGAGAATGCTCAACACCTCATCAACCGACATGGTACCGTCAATCATTTTTCCATCGGTGGACAAATGCTCAGCCATTGTTTTGTGGAACGGATTTTTCACTCCTTGAGATGTGGGCTTAACGGTCAAATCGCTACCATAGTTGGTCGTTGTGATACCGTGCATTGAATGAGGAACAGATGCAATATAGCGTTGAGCGTCACGCATCAATTGATGGTGGTTTGCAATGAAAGTAGCGGGGTCATTAGGGTCAAACGCATTGGGGTCATGCTCAAGGTATTTTGGAAGAATGATGTCCCTCGCTACCTGTGCAATGGTTTGGCGATGCCCCTTGACCAATTGTTCAAATCGGCCTTGGTCTTTTTCCCAATGTGTTGTAGGTTTCCTTACAGCGGCCCGTGCTTGTAGTTGTTCCAACTGGGCACTCATTTGTTGTAGTTCATCCCGCACCGGAAGTATTTCTTCAAGTGAAGCACCTGTCTGTTGCATCGTCATCAAGCGTTGATTTAGCGAATCAACATAATCTGCCATATCTTCTTCTTTTTGTGATGCTGGCAACATGCCACCAAATTGCAAGAAGCGTGCTACAGCGTCAGCCTCGCCAGCCGCCATGGTGGTTTTTGATTTTTGATTTGCTTTAGCGGATTGAATCTCTTGATTCATTTCCCCAATAAGCCTTCCAAGAGCCTCATTGAGTTTGTTTTTGTCAAACTCACCAAGGTTTCTGTTCAACATAACCGAGTTTAATTCATCGTGATTTTCTTCCCCGTTAAGGTACGCTAAAATCTCTTTTGGGTTTTGAGTATCAAGAATCTTTGAGGCGTGAGTAATAGCCGCAAGAGCGTGATTCATGGATGGGTTGTCAAGTACACGGTTTTTCATTGAATCAAACGAAAAACCGCTTTGCCCACCCCACCTCATAAAATCGGTGAACTCATCACGAGACATACCACCACTGGCTGATTCATCACCACGCTTCCAATCCTTAGCAGTGGAAAATGACTTCTTTGCGGGCGTGTGAGGGTGGAACATGCGACCACCAAGCGTTTCCATGTTATGTGCGAGTAAGGCGTTAGCGTGACTACGAGAATCGGACGGAGAAGCACCGTAAGCCGTGTAACCGCCAACATGCAGTGTTGGAACTATCGTATGTGGGAATGCCATGGCTCGTAGGTATGGGCCTACAAACTTGTTTTTCATTTCGTTTTCCGAAAGGTGGCGTATGGCATATTCGTACTGAGGATTAAGCGAAGACTTGTGTTCTGTGTAGTTGTTTTTGTTCGTAGCCCCTTCACGATTAGGTCGTTTTCGTGAAGTACCAAAAGGTGACAGAAGATTTTGCAAATGTTCAGCGTCGTTGTTGTACTTAAAATTGTAATATTTTCCATCTTTCTGCACTTCACCAATACCTTGTGTTCGCAAAGGCATGAAGTGATTGGCGAGAGAATTGTTTAGTTCGCTTGGTTGAATGTAGTTGTCTCGGTTTTCCGTTATTTCACCAAATGGAGATACACCGTCTTCGTCAGCATGTATAGCGTTTAAGATTTCGTGGTAAGTAGCAAGGTTAGTTCCAGCACCGCCCGTGCTTTGAAACGGTGATGACCAAAAATGACCCGGCCCGTAAGTGAACCCATCTTCATGCTCTTGCCAGTATTCGGGTTTTTCTTCATCGGGGTGAGGGCCGTAAGGTGAAGTGAAGAATGCACGATGGTTACGAATGTCCTTTATTTGACCATGAAGACTTGATTGTGATTTAGCAATTTGCTCAATATAATCAATCATGTTGGCATCAACGATGGGTTCTTCCAACTTTCCATACAGTGGGTGGTCATCCATCAGTTGCCGTGTTTTGGGGTCATAACCAGCCAATTATAGCAAGTCATGTTTACTCATCCTTACCTTTTCCAACCCCCTTTGTTTGCCTTTAAAATGAATACGGGAAGCGTCCAATAGTTCATCATACGACAAGGATTTCATGGGTTCTTTGTGAATGTTAAGTGGAGGTAAATACTTCATGCGGCGTTCCGAACCGTAATTTTCACGGATGGCGTCACGGATGTAACTGGCAATGGACTTATTGTCAAACTCATCCAAAGGCTCATGAGCAAGACGACCCAAGGCTTGTTGAAGAAACATACCTGTTTCACCTTTGTTGTAATCGTTTTCGTTGCTTTCTTGGTGGTAGTGAGCGTTACGACCCATCATGGTCATTGGGCGAATGGCCCAATTCATTTCGGGAGTCATACGCATAAGAGCATTGTATTTGAGGCGAGCGGAGGGGAACTTTTGGCCGTTAGGTAAAGTAATCAAATCGTGATTATCAACACCTTTCTCATCAAGATGATTCATAATTGCTGAACGCTCTTCGGGACTGAACCACTCAAGGCCGAGCATGTAACCGAGGTGGCCAAGTCGTGTTGGGTGCTCATCGTACTTATCGTCCAGCACCATATCATCGGCTTCCCACTGCTTTGCACGGTCGGCAAAATGTTCACGGCGCAATTGTTCTTTCATTTCAGCGTTGGTCATGCCTTCAGCCAACAACTCTTCTTGCCGGTAAGCGTTGTCCTTTAGCCAGCGAAAATAATCTCGCTCGTACAAATCGTGTTGATGATGAAGAAGTGTACCGTTTGGCCGAGTATCACCAATAATATTGATTTTCTTTCCTTCTCCTCGCTGGTAGCCGCTGACCAATGGGTGCTTCTTACCAAGTTTATCAAAGAACTTCTTTTCCATTTCCATTTCTTTTTCGCTGTGGCCACCCAGCGCCCAGTTGCGTAGCATTTCCACATACGCTGGGGTACCTGTCACGGCGTTGGTACGAAGAAGCGGGTGGTTGACCTCATGGAAAGGAAAGTGGTGGCGCTGATACGGGTGAGCGCCATTTTTAGGTTGATAATAGGGCCATACCGCATGACGGTTTTTAGGGTTAGTAGGAGATTGCAGGCCGTCCTTCCAAACATGGTTAGTCGGCTCGCCATGCGTGTGTTGCAAAGCAAACATGTAGCCGATACCTTCGGGAAAATGGTAATTGTTCTCAAGTTCTGTCTTTTCTTCTTCTTCTGCTTTAAGCACCATTTCAGCCGTCGCTTTCAGCGACTTGAACAGCGGCTCAGCAGGAAGCGTGTGAAGATTTTCAAACGCAAGAATGTATTCAGCCGCCGCAGTGCGAAGGTCAAGACCGTCTTCCAGCGATTTTAGCAACTCGTTGCTACACACATAGAAGTGGTCGTTCACGCTATCACCGCCCTCATAGCGGCGTAAATTGTGGACAAGCGTTCAAATCCATTCCTTTGTGCAACAAACAGCCAGTGCGGTCTGTACCTCCGCAAGAACCACACATTTGTGCCATACCGCTTTCACGCATAGCCGCTTTTGGGTTGGCTTTCTTCAAAGGCTTGGAATCGCCAGCCGAATCTTCTCGCTCAACACCGCTACCCTCGTGAGGGTTCATGCGAGAGCCAAGTTGCTCCATGTTGGTTGCTTCCTTGGGCTTCTTTTTCTTTGGCGCATCCTCAGCCTCAATGGTTTTTCCGTTGGTGGTGTAGTAGGCGTTACGGGTTTGTCCACCCGATTCAGCCAAAAAGTGAGGGTTCACATCGGTAATTTTTTCGGGCTTGAAGCCGGGTTCGGCTTTCTCCATTTTGCCACCGCAACTCATCTTCATACAGTTGCCCATCTTGTTCATTTTGGAGCCACACTTGGGACAGTTTTTACATTCACACGGTGCCTTACCGCAATCACACTTGGCTTTTTCAATAGCATCAAGTCGCTGTTCAAGTTCAATGGCTTTAGCCAAATATCCGTTTTCAACTGGGCGGGGTTTCATTGTACTGCCTCCTTTGCACTGTTAGCCATTTCGTGAATGTCTTCCCACGACATGGCGTGAATATCTTCGTTGCTCATGGTACCAAAACCGGGCTGGCTCTTGAGCAGTGCGCCGTTGTCAAGTTCCATATCACCACGGAACGGGTCAATTTGCAAATCGGTAGTAAAGGGGGTGCTTACACTCACAAGCCCCATTTTGCGAAGAAGGCGTTGTGGGTTGTTGATGAGGTTTTTGAGAGCATCGTTTTCAGCCTTGAGGAGCATAAGGTTGGAATCCATGGACTCCATCTTGTTGATGAGAACACCAATCAATTGCTCGGCGTTAGACGATTCGCTCACGAAATCACCTCAAACCCGACGACCGTAGGAACCTGCGCTTCGCTTGTACTGCGGGTTGTGACGAGAAGAAGACATGAACCCAAGGCGAGCGCCCTCAATGTTGGCTTTCTCAGCAGGTGCTTCCATCTTCATCACAGGAACGCCGCCAGCGAAAATGTCCCGTGGCCCCTGTGGGGTCACAACATCGGACTTAGCAATTTCTTGGTGCAAATCGTCAGCCAAAAAGTCGCTGAGTTTTTGCACTTCGCTG